TAAAGAATTTGTTTGAGGGTTTTTTGGTTACGATTCATAACCTTTATTTTTCCTCTCTCAATAGAAACGATAATAAGTTAATGCTCTCTCTATAATTATCGTTTTGATGCTGGGTGGCGATTTTATTAATTAATATGTAAAAACAACTATATGAGTAGCCACCCAGTAATTAATGTCTAGTGACTTCTAAATATTTAAGGTCAGTATCTTCGTGAATACCAGTATAAGAGTAATCGAATTCGACAAGCTCTAAATCATCTCTTTTTGTGATTACATCTTTCATTTCATTTAGCTTGTTAAAGTATGGGTAAGTATCAACAAATCGTAAGCATATCCAATGGCCATATT